ATTCTGATAAGTTATACTTACCAACTTTATCTAGTATTTCTGATTCAAGTATTGCCATGTCATTATCTTCTTATCAATCTTCTAAATTCTTGTTCAAATGTTGCTAAGTATTTTGGCAACAATATGTTTATTTGTCTTTTTTTGTCTTGTAATCTCTCTTCAAATTGTCTATTAGATACAGATTGAGCGCCAGGATGGTCACTATTTACTTCTATTATATGTGATAAATCTGAAGGTCCATCACCTGTTTGTTTACCACTAGATTGCACCACTTCGTAATGATGTATGCCATCTGGATTAGAATATTTGTCTTTTAAAAATTGTTGAAATGCAAATTGTGGTAGCGGCCAGTCATAATATCTGTTGACAACATTATTAATTAATGTTACAACCCAAAAATAATCTGCTGTGCCATATATTTTATATGCAACATCTTCAGGTTTTTCGCCATCAAATACATCATATTTGTCAAATAAAGATACATTGTCTGCTATCTTACTTCTAATCTTTACTCTTCTAAAAATATCTGTTATGACATTTGTGTTGCCATTTTTACCAGATAAATTATATTCTATTTTAGGAAATTGTGGAAAAAACTTTGCCATTAAGCACCTGCCTCAATATCTCTCTTCGTAATAATTCTGTCTTCTAGGAAACTTACCGTCATTCTAGTATGTACAGGTCTACCACCTGGTGAACCTGTTTCTTCATCAGGACCGAACGCTGTAAATTGACCGTCTGGTGTATAATCTACTTGAACATCTGTACAAAAGCAAGCACCAATTCTATGTAAGTGTGGATTCTCACCATTATTATACATATAACTAATCTTAAAATAGTTTGGCGTAACAAATAATCCTGCACCCTCTGTTAAACCTGGTGCTGAATTATATTTAAAAATTTTAATTATATTTTCTACTGCCTCTGCCTCTCTAGGATTTCTAGGCCAAAAATCAAATGTATATGAGAATGTTCTTTGCACAGGAGAATTATAAAATGCCTCGTTTCTAGGATTAATAGCAGTACCAAATCTTTTTAATGTAAATCTTACCGGGTCACCCATACCTGCCAATGATATCACTTCTCCCACCGCTTGTGAACCTTGTCTTACAACTGAACCAGATATGCCTTTTAAAGCGCCTATAATTTTATCGCCTGCACCCTCAGCTGAGTTAACTTTATCTAAAGCTTCTTGTACATCACCTGAAACTCCTGTTTCTATGTCATTATCATAACCTTGTGTGTAACCAACTTTTATACCTGGGGGCATGTATATTGATACAGCAGCGTTTTCTATTGAACCTGTTGGTATTTTACCTGTTATATTTTCTTGTGGTGCTGCTGGGCCTATTGATTGTTCAAACATATTTTCATCTTGTGGTTGGTAAGTAACAAAACCAGATGAGAATATTATATAATGACCCAATTCATTGCTACCTAAATCAAGTGGATATTGTACAGCAGAGAAAGCCAATGGGTTTTCTCTTAATTTCGCTGAAGGACTTAATGGTATATCAAACGGCCCTTTTTTCAACAACTGAGCTGAAACTTTACCTGCGTCTTTTTGATTACCACTTGACAAGAAGTTACTTACTGCACCTGACATAGCAGATTGAGCAAGACTGCTTAAGTGGTTTTTTAGTGATTTAAATGGCATATATAAATAATCCTTAATTAGTAATATTTATATAGATTATAGGTACATTATGGCAAAGAGTTATAGAGGTTTATATAGACCAACCAATCCCAAGAAATATGTTGGTAATACCAAACAGATAGTATATCGTTCATTGTTAGAAAGACGATTTATGCGTTATTGCGACCTTAATCAAGATATATTATATTGGGCTAGTGAAGAATTGCCAGTTAGATATTATAACCCGCTAGACAAAAAATATCATAGATATTTTCCTGACTTTGTTGTAAAGACGGTGAATAATGATAAGTACATGATTGAGATAAAACCCTCCCGACAAGTAAAAAAACCCAAACAGCCAAAACGCAAAACAAAATCTTATATGCGTGAGTCATTTGAGTATATAAAAAACCAGGCAAAATGGTCTGCCGCTAAATCGTATTGTGATGATAATGGCATGAAGTTTAAATTAATTACAGAAAAAGACCTAGGTCAATATTAAAGTCCGTAATTAAATCCCTCTCTACCAAAAAATTGGTCACCATTTACATCTAATTTACCAACATAATTGTAAGATTGAGCATTATTGTTTTGTGTTTTTACGCTACTATCGCTATTTACAATCAAAGGACCATCTCTAGTCTCCATGGCATTTGCTTTTTCCTGAACACCTAAAAAGTTTGTGCCTTGTTGATTAGCACTTCTCTCTATTAGTTGCAATAAACCTACCGGGTCATCTGCATATAATTTTTTTAAGTCTTCAAATGTAAATAAGAAGTTTGTTCCACCATTTTTAACAAATGTTTGTAAATCTTTCTCTATACCTCTTATTTGGTCGGCTATGCTATTTGTATTATTTCTACCATCTATTTCATTTTCTAAATCTGAAATTTTATCTTGTAAATCATTTACTTCTTTTGTATCAAAAAATATGCCATCATTTCTAGTTTGAGCATCAGCTAAATCTTTTTTTGCCTGTTCTAATTCTGCCTGTTTAATTTTCATTAATTTTTCTAACTCAAATTTTTGGTCTTCTAATCCTTCTACTTTTTCTAATTGGTCTTGTGATATACCAAATCTATTTTCTGCGACTAATTGTGTAACACCGCCAGTAACACCTGATTCTATATTTTTTTTAGCAACATTTTGAATTCTATCACTAAACATTGCTAATTTAGCAAATATATCTTGACTATCTTTACCAAATCCACCTTTTGCTGCTATAGATTTTAATGACTCAATTGTGTTAAAAAATCTATTTGATTTTGTTCTATCTAACATTATGGTAGTTAGAGCTTCGTCATCATATTTAACAAGTGTATCTGCCAATGATTTTAATTTAGTTTGTTTGCCCTCATCAGCCATAAATTTTTCTTTATTCTGACCAAATTGTTCAACTGCCTCTTGTGTCGCTACTCTCGCCTCACCAATGGCAGATAAATTACCTAAATTTATACCCATTCTCTCAAACAATCCCTCTTCTTGTTTAGCGGCAAATTTACCTAAATCTTTATCTAGTTCTTTTACGGTTTCACCTAGTCTATCTAAAATCTCCTCTTGATATTCGTCAACTTTTTTTGCAAGAAATGTAATACCTACACCTAATGCAACACCAGCACCCACAGCAATTAATACAGGCACAGAACCTAGAGCAAGACCAAAAGTTTTAATTGCTGGATATTTTGATAATGCTAGTAATTTACTTACTTTAGCGGATGCAAATAGACCTGCTGCTGTGCCACCTAAAGCTGTCATAGCAAAATCACTATCTTTAATATCTTTTGCGTCTAATTCGCCTGATATATAACTAGCAACTCTTGAAATGTATGGTATTGTACCACCAATAATAGCACCTGGAATACCTGCTACTGCAAAACCTAGACCTGCACCTACTAAACTATTTCTTATGTCTTTTTTTGTATCATCATCTAATTCTAATTTAAACTCATCATCTATAAAATTAATGACCGGGTCTGCTATCAATGCAACCATAGAAGCGATAGCACCACCTTTTAATAATTTCTTACCTAATTTTTTGAATATATCTTTTAGAGCTGCTACGGTAAATACAGAACCTAATCCTAATGTTAATAAATTTTTTATACCATCAGGACTTAAATTGAACATACCACCTGATTCACCAGAACCTAATAAACTCATGCCACCTGTAACTGCACCTGTTTGCTCTTTTCTTAATTCAGCAGCCTGGTCTCTTGCTCTTCTTTCTGCGTCTTCAGCTAAATCTAATTGTGATTGTAATACTTGTGAAACTTTATCAACACTCTCAATTGTTTTTTGTTGTAATTCTTTTACCTCATTTAATACTATAACAGGCAATGCAGCTGCGCCAGCGTTTAATATCTCACCTGACCTTTCGGGTGGTGCTAACATATTTGTTACACCCGAAAAAGAGTTACCTACTTTTTGAGATAATATTGTTGCTGTTTGTACTGCTGCTTCTGCTGACATTATTTTTGTTTACTTCTAATTTGCCAACCAAAAAAACTTAACTTACTTTTTAACTTCATGTAAAATCTAGTTATGTCTTTTTTTATAGGCATAATGTATGGTGTATTTCTTTGTCTATTTCTTTTTATCATTTGTTTTTCTTACTTGAACCAGTATATAAACCAAACCAGGCAGCGCCAGCACCAACAACGATACTGATTAACCCACTTTGTTCCATAGTAGGCGCCTGTAAATTCATATACCATATTACGCATTTGTATAATAAAATTATGTAAACCGTCAAGAACAATCTAGGAAATATTCTCCATGCGTCAACAGCTCTTGCCATGTGTATAATTTTAGCATAAGGGTTAGGACCTAGGTCCTTAACGCTTGTGTCTACCTCTAAATCAACCTTTACTTTCTTACTGATTTCAGGTTTATCAGCAGGCACCACAATTTTTTCTTCTTCAGCCATTATCTTTTTCTCATCCTCTCTCTTGCTTTTTCGTTTTCTTCTTTTATGTGCGTAGCAATTAAGTCCACATATATTTCCCTCTCCCAAGGTAGCATACTCTCTAACTCTGCTAGAGAATATTTATGATGTTGCATTAAAGCAAAATTCACCTTAAAGTAGTTCTCTAAGCTGTCGTGAGAGAGGGCAATACGAAAAAATCCTGTGCTCCCCTCAACACTACCTTACTTTTCACTTTAGTTTTAGGATTCTCTATCTCAATCTCATGTCTTAATTGAGGCATAGTTTCAAAAAACTTATTAATTTTATCAAAAGATTGTCTATCTAAATTTTCTAAAAATTTATTTAATTCATCTCTTGAATAATCTTTTACATTATGTTGTGTTTCACCATCATATATTGAGTGAATACAACCTGCAATCATCTCAAACAATTGTTTAGTTCTCATACCCTTAACATTTAAATTAGGGTCAACCGTATCAATTGTTGGGTAACTCATAATAATTTTTAATTTATCATTTAGTTGTAACTCATTTGTATGACCATCATCAACTTGAACATCAACTTTAGATAAATCAATTTCTTTATTAACATAAGTTTCTTTGTCATCTGGACAAAGTAATTTTACCGTAGCTGTTTCACCAACAGATTTAGACCTTATTTGTAAAAATACATATTCTAAATCAAATGTCGGTAAATTGCCAGCGTCAAGTTGACCAAAAGTACATGTTGATACAATATCTTTTATTGCATTTTTTATCTCAACATCATTATTAGCCTCTAACGCCTGCAATAAGACCTTTTCCTCTTTTACAAGAAATGGTCTATATTTCACTTTGACATCTGCTGATGGTAAAGTCAACTCATATGTCGCTGTTTCTAATATAGGCAATGCCATAATATATCTCCTTTATAATTTAATATTATCTGCCAAATGGTGGAAATAATCTACCACCTGTTACTCTACCTATCGGTAGGTTTCTTCTTGTTGTTTGTAATATATCTCTGCCTGCTCTTCTTAATTCAGGAGGCATTTTATTTAATATACCACCAAACAATCCAAAATCTTTGCTTGCTTTTATCGTAGGCACATCACCCTCTGCTTTACCTACCGTTGCACCGTCAACTTGGTCTATCGTTAAGTTTTCCCATGTTCTAAAATTTAATGTCACCGGCACATTTGTAACCTCATTTTCTGAAGCATATGAAAAATCAATCGAACCAATTGTTTGTGGATATACCTCATACAATCTTACACCATAAGTTACACTATGTAAATCATTTGGTGAAGCAGGTGGTGTAGGTCTACCTTGAGCTGCATCAGCCTCATCTTGTTGAGCTAACTCTGCGTCTATATCAAACTGACCTAATTGAAATATATCCATTGAACCAACATAATCATCATAGTATTTCATATCATGGCTGTTTATGTCAATAATTTTTTTCTGCCAATTTTCAAAAAACATTCTTTGTCTTAAAAATTTATCACCATAAAAAGTACATTCTATTTGAGCAGAGTATTGATAAGCGTAAGGCATTTCTCTTCTTGGTCCATATACTAAATGAGGTGCTGTTGCAATATCTCTATTAGGTAGTGTAACTTTATTACACATCATATTAATATTTTCTACAATCTGATTACTTTCTAAATCATTTACACCAGCAGTTACTTTTCTAATTGGTTTAGGTAAATTAATTCTAACTAAAAATCTATTGTTTCTAGCAAAACCTTCACCTTGATTTACTTGTGAGATAAATCTGCTTATTGTACCACTACCACCAGGTTTTCTTTTTAGTCTAGGGTCATTTTGAACATCTACCAATGACTTATCTCTAGGCAAACCTAGTCTAATATCAAAGTTACCTATTCGTCTACCGCCTCTTAAAACTGCCATTAATATGTTCTCCTACTTCTTGCAAAAACTTGACCTAAAGTTGCGCCTTGGAATTGTGCTACTGGTAAATAACTTGCTAATGCCATCTCGTTTACATCTACTCTCAAAAATTGAGACCTTACATGTGAATACAAATACCTTTTTATACTCGCTTTTACATATTTATTAGACTTTACCTGCTGATATGTGGCTTGAATTTTAGTTGATTGGTCAAACTTTGCGTTACTAGAAAATCTTTGTAATTGTTGTAAAAATGCAAATCTAGCACCATATGGCAAATAGTGAAAGTTTAAACCTATAAAACCACCTTTCATAGGTTCAAGTGGTAAAACTAAAGGAAAAGTATCATAATAAGGCAGTCTTTGTTTAAATTTAGGGTCATAGAAAAACATACTCATACGACCAGCACTAGGTCTACCAAGAAGTTTACCACTAGCAAATAAATCTGCTGGTGTGCTTCTATCGGTAATTAGTGATACAGCATTTCTGTACCAACTCGCACCTTTTTGCTTATTGCCTTGTAAATCTTTTAGCGGTTCAAATATATCAATTGCCATACCACTATTTATAAGAAAACCCTTAGCGATTTCTCGCTAAGGGTCTATGCTTTCAGTAAAGAGAGAGAAAGGATTAATCTTCGTCTGCTAATTTGCTAAAGTATGACAATGTATCGTCATCATCACTAGCAGGCTCAGATTTACTTACTTCCGGCATATCCATGGTAGTTGTAGATTTTTGTGGTGGGAGGTCTACTTCATCTACGGTCACCATGCTTTGCGTTCCCGTTAACACCCTATTCAGTTTCTCTTTGAGTTCATCATAGGTCTTAAAGTTACTAGGGTCAACAAATGGTTTTAGAGGATATTGTTTTTCCCATATCGCTTTGATATCGCCATCTGACTCTTTCAATTGCGACACACCCTCAAATTCAGATTTATCATAGTTCCAATAACCATCTACTTTTCTGATTTTTAATTTAAAGTTTGCACCTTTCCAAAAATCAAATGGGTTAATTGGCTTCTCATCTTCAAAAGCTGGTTGCATTGCTTCTGTAATCTTATCAAAGATTTTTTTACCAAACTTAAACAAGAAAACTTTACCTTCGTTTTCAGGATGTTTAGGGTCAGAAACAATAAAGATGTTAGAATAGTAAGATAACTTTCGTTTTCTTTTTCTAGCAATCTCTTTATCACTATCAACACCTGTATTCCAAAGTCTTGTATTTTCTTCAGACACCGGGTCTTTTTGATTTAAAGTTGTTAGTGAGTTCTCAATATACCAACCGCCTTTATCTTGAAAGGCATGTGACCATACTCTCTGCCAAGGCATTTCTTCCCCGTTAGAGGCAGGTAAAAATCTGATTACAGCATAACCGTTACCAGTTTTATCAAGTTCAGGTTTCCACAACCTGTCATCTTGATATTTGTTTTTATTTGATTGGTCTTCTGGAGTTAGTTTAGTTTCCAGAGCTTTTGTGATTTGGTCAAAATTACTTTGACTTTGTTTTAGTGATTCGAAATCCATATTTATTTCTCCTTATTAAATGTATTCGTTGTCTTTGTGTGGCCTGTATAATCGGCCTCATAGTTATTTATACAAGTTTTATCACTCATTTAAATATTTTATTACATTATCAGGTGTTGACTCTATGTAAGGGTCATCATCTAATCCTTCATTGTTGATACCTGGTTCTTGCCACCACCTCTCAATAGTGCCATCATTTATTATCGCCATATATCGCCAACTTCTATTACCAAAACCTAGATGATTTTTACCTACTAGCATACCCATAAATCTAGTAAAGTTACCTGAACCATCTGGTATCATCTTCACATTTTTTATCTTCATGTGATTTGCCCAAGCATTCATTACAAAAGAATCATTTACTGATACACAATAAATCTCATCTATGCCTTTTGATTTTATATCTTCATACATGCTCTCAAAGCCAGGTAATTGTTGACTTGAACATGTAGGTGTAAATGCACCTGGCAAACTGAATAATACTACCCTCTTGCCTTTAAAATAATCATCTGTTGTTTTATTTACCCATTGACCACCGATAGCACAGCCGTCATCTGTTTCAACTTCATCACCAACTCTAATTCTAAAAGTTGTTTTTGGTATTCTTAAATCTCTCTTCATAATCTTCTCATGTTACATTAATAAACAATGCGTCTTTCGTGGGATTTATTGGTTTACCCACAATCTTCCAGGAAGAGTCCAATCTTTGGTTAGATAGGTCCCTACTCAAAACTAAACAAGGTGTCTTCAGCCATTCGGCCATAACCCTCCTTGCCCATGCCTTTAGCCCTCTTAAGCTATATTCAGCCAGAAAGAAATATAAACTTGCAATTTTATATTTGTTACGCATTGTTTATCAATATACTACAATTTAAATAGATTGTCAAGCGTGGAATAATCAGCGTATGATAAATTTTTATAACCTGACCACTCATCAATTGGCATATTTACTTTATCTCTACCATCATTTGATATATTAATCTTTATGAATTGAGTGTTAGGAAATAACTTAAATAACTCTGTCCATTGTTTAATCCAGTTGACAGCTGGTGTAGGACCATTTTCTTTTGCTGTATAGTGTTTGGTGCTTTTGTACATATTATTAATATTGTTATTATGACTATGTAAATCATGCCCTATCAAATACATCTCTTCAGGTTTTTCTCTTAACATTGCAACATAACCACTTGTAGCACCAGCAGACCAACCAAAATCACCTGTTTTTTGTCCTGGTGTGGGTTCTAAATCTCTAATACTATGTGAGTAATCTGGTTCTTTAATCCAAGATACTTTTATTGTAGCATTATTAACATTCTTTTTAGCCCTCTCACCATTCTTTTTTATCATTGTTATAATACCACTTAAATTAGAACCATGCATTACATATTCTTTACTATCGCCTCTTTCATTTGTAATTAAAATATTGTCAAGGTGCTCTTTTGCGTCAACATCATTTACACCATTCATTAACATAGATTCATACGACATTGCAGGTATTTTTGTCCAATCTCTAAAATAAACAGGTATTTTTTGTGCTACACCAGCGTGATATACTTCATGCATAATACCATGGTCAACACTAGTTAATACATCTGGCATAAAATCTCTGTATAATGCGTTACAGCCATAAATCTTACCATGAGGTCTTAATTTTTCTAAATCAAAATCTTTACGACTTTCACCGTTGCCTATACAAAATACTCTACTCATTTATGTCTCTTACTTCTCTGTAATAAATATTCTGCAACTCTATAAATTCTATGTAAGTTTGTAACATCTTGTTTCCAATATTTGTCCATAAGTGGTTGTGCTATTCTTCTTACTGCTTTACTTCTTTTACTCTCTTTTACACCCGCTTCATACACAGCACCACCAGATGTCTTCTCTTCTATTTCAAAATCTGTAAATTTTTTATCCATAATAATAATTTAAAATACCCATAGAATATATAGCAAAAGATATTGCATTTAATACTATTAGAGCTCTGTCATGCCATAACATACCCACCACAAACCAACCAATAAACCCTACATTTGCAATAAACAAGTTTATAGGAAACAACTCTACGGCAGTAAACATCATAGCAATAATTAATGTTATACTACTAAACCATTTTATATACCATGACAAATCGTGTCTTGGTGTAACTTTCTTATAAACTCTACTACTATTTAATTTAGCTATCTTCTCGTCCAGTTTCTCATCTATTGGTTTTATTGTCATTTAAATACCGTTTTAGTTCTTTATCTTTTACATTTTTTGGTCTCTCATTCTTATAGAATATTCTATAACTATCACTACCATATTTACCTATACCATATAGTTTTGTTGCGTCTTTATAGTCCCATGTTAACATATCTAAACTCATATGTTTTAATCTTTTTAATCTAATATTTACCATGCCTAGAGGTTTTAACATTTTAGCCTGTGTTCTACTATCACCTCTTATAAAAGAAATAGGATTAGGATATTTTTTAAATAGTTTTGGTAATACTGCTTTGACTTGTTTTCTATTTGTAAGATTTAAACATATAACACCTACCATATGTTGCCATGGTGATTTTACTTGTTGTTGTACCATCAAATGTTCTACCATAATTTAAATCTTTCTAACTTTTCTAATATTTTTTTGATAGGTTCATATACAGACCATATCTCTTTGATATGTAAGTCAAGTTTCTTCTCTAACTTATCTATCTTTTTTTCAATTCTATCTAATTGTTTTTTATCCATACATCTTTCATAATCAATTTCGCCTGTGTATGATTATATATCACAAAAGGCTTCAACTTGGCAAGCGTATGTGCGATTTTAGGCCACACAACTTTTTCTGTAATCTCCTTATTCCATATCTTACTAAACGATAATACTGAATCAAGTATGATGGTGGTCTGGATGTGAATACGCCTTTGGATATGTAATCGTAAAACTCTAGGATGTTGTCCGCTATGTACGATAAAGCCATCATCAAAAGAAATACCACGGTTATCGAAGTCATTACGAATAGCCACCAAATCGTTGCGAAAATGGTAGTCAAATGATTCTTTATACTTTCTATATCTGGTATAATTTTCAGTACCTTCATTGTTTATAATATTACCAACCCACTTATTACCATCAACAGCAAAATTACTAACAAAATAGTCCAAGATATCTCTTTCATTATACTTTTTAGATAATTTATGAAAGAAATATCTGTCAGGTCTTTTAGTAAAGCTTTCCAGTTTTGCCGTAACTCTACCACCATATTTGTTAAAATCATAATCGGTAGTGAAATGATTTTTAACTGCCAAATAAGTTTTAAATACATCAAAGCCGCCATACATATTAA